GGTGCTGTGCAATTTGATAGAATTAGAATACAAGCAGATAAACCTACAACTGTAGTATCAGCTATTGAAGGCACTGTATCTTATGTAAATTTAGTTGAAATGTTTGATGCAAGTAATGAAAACGCAGGTAATGTGGATATTGAAGATTTAGCGGGAAATGTTTTTATTTTAACTTCATTTTCGTATAAAACAAGTTAAGGAGAAAAAAAATGGCAATAACAAAAGAAACAGAAATCACAAAAATAGAGGTTGTTGGTGAACACAAAGCAGTTCAAGTTGCTACTGATACAGTTATTAAAGAAGATAACGTAGAGATTAGTAGAAGCAGACACAGACATGTACTACATCCACATGAAACTATAACAAGTGAAGATGCAGAAGTACAAGCAGTTTGTAATGCAGTTTGGACAGATGCAGTTAAAAATTCTTGGAATACTTATAGAGCAAGTTTAGATAGTTAATAAATGTTATTTGGTCACGGCACCATATCTGAGTTTGCTATAGCCTCTGTTAGAGGTGGTGGTGTACAAAACGTAGGATCACCTTTTGTTAGTGGTGTATCTTTTGCTGCTAGCGTAGGAGATGAGACTGTAACAGCTAGTGCAACAATATCTCCGTCTACTAATGTAGCAACATTTACTTTAGGCACTGAAGTAGCAACAGGTGGTGCAAACGTATCACCGACCTCTGCAGGAGTAATTACATCTGCTATAGGAGAAGAAACAGCCTTCGGTGAGGCTTTTCAAAATTTAATTACATTATCTACTGGATCTCCTGATTTCTTCATATGGAACGAGGTTGACGATTCACAAACAGTAGATTATTCTGACGTTGAACCAGGGAGCACAGATTAGGAGATATAAATGGCATCAACATTTTCAAGCACATTAAATTTAGAACTTCAGGCCAGTGGAGAAAACTCTGGAAACTGGGGTAACATTACAAATAATAATTTACAAAAATTAGAGTCAGCAGCTAAAGGATATGTTTCAATAGCCATTGCTAGCACAAGTGATTCTTTAACTGCAACAGACGGTTCTACTACTGATGAACAAAGTAATGCCATAATAAGACTAACAGGCACTTTATCTGGTGCAACAACTATGAGCACGGAAGCAGTGGAGACCTGGTATATTGTTGATGATGCCACCACTCATAGCGGTAATACTTTAACATTTAAACCCTCTGGAGGGACAGGAACTCAATTAGTTCAAGGAGCCAAGCATATATTATATTCTGATGGTTCTACCATGTTCGATGTCTTGAACGATTGTGGAAATATCACGGCTAACGGAACACTGACCGTGGCAGGCAACGTATCTTTTGACGGTGGTGGTTTTGTATTTAATGAATCCTCTGCAGATTTAGATTTTAGAATTGAAGGTAATGGTGATGCAAACTTATTTTTCACAGATGCTGGTAATGATCGTGTAGGTATTAAAACAAACTCTCCTTCAACAGAATTACATGTGGTGGGCGGTGTAAAAGCTACAGGTGCAATAGACTTTGATGGTGGTGGGTTTACATTTAATGACTCAGGTGCTTCTGTTGATTTTAGAGCAGAAACAAATACTTTAGCAAATGCTTTTTTTATAGATGGTTCTGCTGATAAAATAGGTTTTGGCACAAATTCACCAGCAGATGCTTTAGTAGAAATAAATCAAGCTAATTCTTCAGGAGGCATAGCTTGTTTATCATTAGACCAAGATGATCAAGATCAAGAATTTATAAAATTTGATGGCACTACAGGTAGTGGAAGCACTGCTAGTATATCAACTTCAACAGATGAGGGTGGTAGTAAAGTTGGTGCAATAAAAATAAATGTAAACGGAACAG